GCATTTGATTTCTCTTTTAAGTTAAAAGGAGCGCGTAGTTTATACAGGTGTCGGAGCGGGAGTCAACCATGGAAGCGGTAAAACAACAATTGGTGGGTCGATCTGGTTTTGGATTTGACTGTCGATGCTGGTGTAGATCGCCGTGACTTGTTCTTCGCCGAGGGCCGCTTGGGTCCAAGCAATGACTTCAGCTTCCGTCAGTTCGTCGTATGGAGTGTAGTTTGGCTTCTCTGGATCAACAGTGAATGACACCGTTGAATAGCAAGACCCAGTGAAAGTCCCATCCGTACCGGAACAATTCCAGTGGGAAACTACGCAGTAGTCCTTGAGATCTCCTACTTGAGGTATACAATCTAAACAGCTAATCGACCAGACGTAAGTGTTGCTCATAAGTATTCTTCCCTTAAGATAAATGATTTTCTGCAATTCTCTTTAAATGGGATAACTTGCAGATTGTTCCAAACGTGAAGACCGCATACTGTTGTACCTTGAGATGGCACGATATGGTCAACACTCCATTTAATTCCAGTAGTTCTTTCGCGCATCCTAGTAAGTTCATGCGCTTCTCTAGTGACAAAATCAGTCANCTCTTTATCCCATGCAACATGCCTATTAAGTTTTCTTAGACGAGACACCATTATGTCATGAGCAACTTGCCCATTATTTACCCGTCTTTTTATAGTCCTTTTAGTTGAGGCNCGGCCAGACTCAGAAGCTCTCCAGTTGTTGTGTACCTCAGGATGCGCTTTTCTATACTCTCTGCATCTAGTATTGACTGATTCCCTGTTTTCACTAATAAATCTTCTGTTGTTTTCACGAAGGCACTCAACGCAAGAACNATTATCAACTCTGCGCTCTGCAAAATGGCCCCTTGAACACGGTTTATCTGGCATGTAGGTAATCTTTCCTTCAGCCATCGCTTGTCGTCTTAACAGATTTGGCGTACTCATGCGTTTACCTTTTGTTTGAGTTCGTTGAGTTCAGCGGAGAGTTCTTTAATTGCTACGATCATGTCAGGAATTAAAAGCCCCAACGATACAGATTGAGGTTTTATAGAACCATCTTCATTTACGGCGTCTTTTTCACCAAAAACCGCTTCTGGAAAAATTTCTTGCAGCTCATGAGCAATAACACTTTTGCCTTCCGATCCATTTTCCTTCCACGCAAAAGTTACAGGACGCACTTGAAGGATTTTATGTAGCGAACCTGATAAGCTAACTGGGTTTTCTTTAAGCCTATAGTCTGATGAATTAGCTAATGAAACAGCTCCCGTTGTAACTTGCACATAGCCTGCTGCGCTACCGTTTCTAAAAAAGTAGATTCCGGCTCCATCATTAAGCCTAGAACTTTCAATAGGAACCCCGGAGTTTGCCGACCCAGCGGTTGTATAAAACAAAGCACCGTTAGTTGAGTTTCCTATTACAGATATCTCACCACCAAAACCAGTATTGCCAGTTGGCGTTGCCGTATTATTTAGCCGTAGCGCTCCTCCTGCCTCCAGCGTCATTGCTTGGTTGAAGGTGATTGGATTTCCTGCTGTGCCGGAGGTGGCGTTGAACCATACGTGAGCGCCTTGATACTGTTGGTATTGTGTGGCACTGGCGCTGGATACATACTTCCAACTTGGTGAACCAGCTAATGAATAATAAGCGTTTGTTCCTGTATATCCGGTACCAGCACCATCTGAATATATATAATAAGGAGAAACACTTCCTACCTGAAAAGCCCGCGCACTAGCGATACCATCGTTCCAAGCACTCGGCGTAACACCCAAGCCAAGGTTGCCGGAGGAGTCGAGGCGCATTTTTTCGGTATTTGATGACGTTAAACCTGACCCAGTGCAAAAAGACAAATAGTTTGCTTGCTGTGCTACAAGAAATCCGCGACTATAAGTACCCGCATCAAAGCTACCAAATTCAGCAAACCCACCCACTCCGCCTGTGCCATAACCCTTAAATTGACCTCCAAAAGTAACGCCAAGCGTTCCATCGGATAGAGTTAAAACAGCGCCACCAGCCGAAGAACTGTAGACATTAAGCCTGCTCTGCGGCGAACTCGTACCAACCCCAACATTATTACTCGCATCAATCACCAGACCATTCGATCCAGCGCCGCCGTTGAGGGTGAGCGTTTTTGTGCTGGCTGCTGTAAGAGTGACTGAATTTGCGAACGTCATAGACGTTGCATCAGGATGAGCAATAGGACTTCCATAAATAGTCAGGGTGCTTCCAGTAACACCAATAGAAGTAATCTGATTAGCTGAGATCCAAGAAACACCATCCCATTTCCATGAACGGCCATTGGCGGTATAAATTTGCCCAACTGTGGGGCTTGCGGGAAAGTCCAATGCGGCCATAAATTACTCCTATGAATTAGTCAAAATACTGATGCAATCAACCCACTGACTAGTGTTGGCGTCAGTGTAATAAACCCGCAATGTTCCAGCGGTTGAATCCCACCAGAAAGGATACAGGGTAGTATTAGTAGGTGCTGTCGTACTGATCCAAATAGAGCCTGTGACACCAGTTGCACCTTGCGGTCCAGTCGGGCCAGTCGTTCCTTGAGGACCAGTAGGGCCTGTGGTTCCCTGCAATCCTGTCGGTCCTGTCGTACCTTGTAATCCAGTAGGTCCGGTAGTACCCGTCAAACCTGTTGGGCCTTGGATGCCCGTTGGGCCAGTCGTACCCTGAAGTCCTGTAGGCCCAGTAGATCCTGTTAAACCAGTAGGTCCGGTGGGGCCAAGCTGCGTGTAGAGAACTTGGGTGGCTGTGACAATAACGCCAGGTGTTACAGGAACAGTAGGACTAGTTTGTGCGCCAAAAGTAGCAATTGAAATGCTAGTATTATTTACGGCCCAAATAAGTTCAACGTAATCACCAGCATTTAATTTCAAAACATAGTTAATGGCAGCAATTAATTCGCCATTGGTAGCACCGTTTTTAGCAGGAATCCAGAAAACACTATTGCTATCGTCAACATCAACGCCATTGACCCTGATCCAAACATCAGTATTGTAATTGGCGTTTCCGGTATTTGTGTTTTGGAACTGAATGCTGTACTGAATATTGTATACGCCAGCATAAGTAAAACTGACCCTTGTACCAGAAGCAATGCTTACGCCATTACTATTAGGATCCGTATTTCCTATTTTGATAGGATAAGCAACCGTTGTGCTGGCAGCGGATTGATTCGTTATGTCATAGAACGAACCCCAGTAACCATTAGCACCGCCTGCACCAGCGGGACCTGTAGCACCAGTGATGCCGATTCCGGTGGGGCCTGTAGATCCTTGAAGCCCCGTAGGTCCTTGAATGCCTGTAGGACCTGTAATACCTTGAGTACCTTGGATACCCGTTGGTCCAGTAGCGCCCTGGATACCTTGAATACCAGTAGGGCCAGTAGTTCCCTGAAGTCCAGTCGGACCCGTACTTCCCGTTAAACCCTGAATACCCGTTGGACCAGTGCTACCAGTAAGCCCTTGAATACCTTGTACACCTTGAGGGCCAGTGGGACCAATAGGTCCTGTAGATCCTTGGATGCCCTGAATTCCGGTTGGTCCAGTAGATCCTGTAAGGCCCGTAGGCCCTGTCGTACCCTGAAGGCCAGTGGGTCCGGTTGTACCTTGAAGACCCGTGGGTCCGGTGCTACCAATAGGTCCTTCAATGCCAGTAGGTCCAGTACTTCCTTGTGGTCCCGTTGGGCCAATAATCTGTCCTACATTATTCCATGCGGCTCCATCCCAAACGTAGAGATCACCATTAGATGCAACAATGTAAGCATCGTTAGGAAGGTTTCCGATTAGAGGAAGATCTTCAGGAGTAGCGACTTCGCCCTTGATATGAATACTGGTTCCAGCAACACCCGTAGCGCCTTGTGGTCCCGTAGGCCCAGTAACGCCGTCAGGACCTGTCGGTCCCGTTGTACCCTGTAGGCCCGTGGGGCCAGTAACACCTGTGGGGCCAGTAGTTCCAGTTAATCCCGTAGGTCCGGTTGTACCTTGAAGTCCGGTTGGGCCAGTACTGCCGACATCACCTTGTGGACCCGTAGGGCCAGATAATCCTTGAATACCTTGAACACCTTGTGGACCCGTTGCGCCGATAAGACCCTGAATCCCCGTTGGGCCAGTTGTACCCTGGGGTCCAGTAACACCTTGTGGACCAGTAGGACCATCAACACCAGTGGGACCAGTGACTCCGGTGGGACCAATTACACCCGTCTCTCCTTGGGGACCAGTGGGTCCGGTTTCGCCTGTTAAACCTGTAGGGCCTGTAGTTCCTTGAAGTCCGGTAGGTCCAGTAGTACCTTGAACGCCCGTAGGACCCGTAGAACCTGTTAATCCAGTTGGTCCTGTAACACCTGTTGGTCCGGTCGTCCCCTGAAGACCAGTTGGCCCAGTGACACCTGTAGGTCCTGTCGTTCCGGTTAATCCAGTTGGGCCTGTGCTTCCTTGTGGTCCTGTTGCACCTTGTGGTCCAGTAGCGCCAGTAGGCCCCATAGGGCCTTGAAGAATGTTATCCAGTTCAATAATAACTTGTGGGCGCTCAACTACAGTGATGTTCGACATTAACCAGCCCTCAAGATCAAAGTTGGCTGTGAGTCAGTGATTTCCTTAACCACATTAACTACAAATGTAGGCGAATAGATGACGCTATTGCTGTACTGGAATCTGATATCACAAGATAGGGGGCCAAGGGGCCAATCAATGGTTACTGTTGCATCCTTGAAAAGCAGAATGCCCCAACGGGTATCAGGCAATGGCTGAAGAGCAAGAGTAACATCTAATTCGGCAATCAAATCGCCATTGTTACTTTTAAGTTCAGATGTAGCTTCCCACGTTCCATCCGGCAGCGTTACAAACCCCGCCAAAGAGAATGTAGCGCCACGCTTTACGAATACAGATGGTGTGGGTAGAGCCATATCAGATAGCCAAGTTGTAGCCTACAGAAGCAGTCAGAACAGTTGACCCAGCAGCAGTCAGTTTAACTCTCCATGTGGTAGGCAGGAAGTCAGAAACAGCGACATTAGTTGCTGGAGTAATAGCTGGCCCTACTTTTAACACAGTCGTTCCAGTTGCGCTAATAGCTGCACCCGTCAGGATCGTATACCAGGCTGATGAAGCAACATCATAGGCTTCAATGGACGGAGTAATCGATCCAGAAGTGAATGCGCTAACATTGATAATGATCTGTCCATAAGGCAATGGAGGCTGATTCGTTACAGTCGATGTGGTAAGAGTTGCTGTAATTGAGCGTGATGCGACAAGCGTGTTAGAAAATTGACTCATTTTGATGCCTATTTATGCTGAAACCATTCGACCAGATGATCGAACCCAACAAATAAAAGTAAGGAAAAAACCATACCGATCATGAACTTTGCTGACTTGCTCATAGCAGCCAATTTCTTCAGTTCAGCAAGTTCTTCTTTCGTCAGGCCCTGACTAGTGTCAATGATCTTCAGATCATCATTTGGCACTTTCAGCACCTTTCTGCTTGGTGAAAATAGAAATAGCAGCGGCTACTGACAAGCCTGCGCTGACAATAGCGCCTTGAAGTTCAGGCGATACTTTAATGCCAATGGCCATCATAAGATATACAAGACCGCGCCATGTGCTTGCTTCGTTTAAAGCAAATCCAAATTTATCGCCCATAATCAACCTCCAAAGAATTTTCCAAGTATTTAACCGCTAACCGCAATTGTACCAAAGTATCACCTAGCATACCGATACCAGTATTGCACTTTCTGCACAATAATCCTCTTACCTTGCCTGTTTCATGACAATGGTCAATGCATATTGTTTCTGTTGATCCACAAATCATGCAGATATTAGGACCAATCTTTTCTCTTGTTATTCCGTATTTACGCTTGTCTTGAGTGTGCCTATAAGCAACATTAAGCTGAAACCTCATTCCCCGACATTTTCTGCAAGTTTTACGCCTATGGTTTTTATTGCCTGTGGGTTCAAACATTCCACAAGGCTTTTCAACCAGACAGACTTTGCAGACTTGCGTCATATTTTAGCCAACTGGAAATGCATACCGTCTGGCTTAGTCCAAACGCCACCCCAATCAAATCCAGCATCTGTAAAACACTTAACAAGTTCTGGCGTCATCGTTGGCTTCTTACCAAAACCATTCCAAGCGGCGTTGATGTCTACCGCAATGCCCCAAGAATGCAATGAGGCGCTTGTAGCGCCACGTTTCTTCCTGACATTGAAACAGCCATCCCATGTCTTTAATTGGACCACCAAGCCCCTGCTGATGATGTTGTTGAAGGCATGAGTCAATGGCTCAATCATTGCCCTATTGCAATAGATCTTTTTAGGTATCATTCCAATCTCTAATGATCCTGGAACGTCCCACATCACCATGTACTTTGCTTCATTGGAACGAACACCAGGATCGCCCCATTTGGAATAGCATTGCTTTGAAGTAATCATTGCTTTGCTTTCAAGAATTGAATGGCGGCTTCGATGCCAAAGTTGGCTGCGGTATTGGTCAGTTTAAGGCCAATGACCTCAAGCTCTGCAAGTACACCTGCTTTCTTTTCAAGGCCAGAAATTTCCTTTTCAGACCAGCGTTTTACAGCGCCAAGGATTCTGTCAAAAACATCAGAGCCAAGAATTAAATCAACAACTTGTTTCAGAAGAAATGCAATGACTGAGGCCATATTAGTGTCCTATTACTGTTAAATAATAGCCCTTACTTCCAGAACTATAAGTAACTGGAACTTGAGCGTTTGTCGCTCCGGTATAACCAATTCCCATTGTTGATGGGCTTATGTCTCCATTGGCAGAACACACAGACCAACCAAGAGCAGCATTTGGAAAAGCAATTGGATAAGTAGCAGTTATAACTCCAGGTCCAACCCCGCCAGGAGCAAATGATATAACACCATACATCCACTGAATAATAATTCCATTGGCTAAATATTGATAACCATTTGTTGTTGCGTTGTTATTAAAATCAGAATAATTTGTTTTGTTGTTTAACTGAGTCTGGATAGGGCTTGTAACATTATGAACATAGCCAATTTCAGTATCTGTAGTAATTGTAGTAGCAAGACCTCCACTCGCTGATGAAACCATTGCTAATAAAGGGCTAAATCCATTTGGCATAGCAATAGCTGTCTGCATCAACCACGCATTGAAGTGTTCGCTATACAACAAACTAATTGGAGTATTGGCTTGAACTTGGCCAGCAATCAATGCACCACCAGCGAAGTTCTTAATGGTGGCAGCGCCAATACCATTCAGATTAAGCGTAGGAGCCGTTACCGTATTGGTGTTAGACGTATAGAACGTACATGGCATCCCAGTGTAGTATGAAGTTTCATGCTGTGGAGTGTTAACAACATAAGCATTGGTTGCGCCAACATCAATGCCAGTGTATGGTTGCACAAACTGGTTGTAAGTCCCTTTGGTAGCTTCATTGCCGACCAGTGACCCAACAATCCAAGTGGTTGCTGAAGTCCCTTCTTGGCCTCTCATTACAGTTAAAGTGTTGCCAGATCTTGCTGTAACCCAAACAATTTCAATGGATGTATTTGGTGTTGCAGCCAGAGTAATCGTCAATCTAAAGAACTGATTTCCTGTTGGACTTGGAAACACAGATCCATTGGTTACAGTAATAGATGTTTGTGAAGAACTAGTAATTGGGCTACCAAGAGTGCTGTAAGCATTGTTGGCATAAAGTTCAATGAGTGCAGTCATGGTATTAACTCAGGGTTACTATGTATTTAAATCTAAAAGGTGCGGCTAAAACACCTGTCTCAAGAGCGGCTTCAAAATAAGTTGCAATATAACCTAAAGATGCGCTATTGCTAATGGTTATTGTACAGGTTGCCAGTGGACTAGTTGTATCGTCAAAAGTAACGCTAATAGTAGGAGTAAACGGAAAAGCCGTGTTGTTCCCATTAAACACATCAGTCCCGTGACTGCCAAATAAAAATCTAGCAATTCTTCTTTTAAACCAAGGAATGGAAAAATCATATCCATCACCTTTGTAGAAAAACCAAGTCAATACACGCTGGTAAATGTCATCAGGCGTATCAAAATTGGTTGATGTTGAAAAAATCTGTGTTGTCGAAATTGCATTAACAATAGTTGGACTAGGGCCACTGGCGGCTGGACCAACATAAGGAACTGATGCAATTTGACCAACAACACCACCAAAAGCCGTTGTTGAAAGAGCGGGCCTTGGAAGACCATATACACCCATCCCCACCCAATCCAGCAACGCACCCTGTAAATTTGTATATACAGGAAGATTTACATTGTTAAACCAGTCAACGTACTCTTGAGTTAAGTCGTTATAAGACTGGATTAACGCAGGAAGATCGGGGTCATCAATATACTGGAAGTACAGATAAGACAGGATCGTCTTGGTTGCTGTTGTTGGTGAGGTGGGGAGACTCACGGAGCCGCTCCCTTAGTGGTTGAGATCGTACCTGGAACCCAATAACCTTCAGCATCTCCAGAAACCAATCCAGTTCCAGAATCAGGAGCAGTAACAATCCAAGAAGACCCGTTATATATAGAAATTACAGGCTGAATGTAGCTGATCAATGCTGTTGGAATGATGTTAGCCGTGGAAGTCTGAAACAGGAATTCAATTTCATAATTATTGATTGGCTGACCTGGACCAAGACTATTGAGATAATCCGTAATAGGCTGATTACATGCTGACTGCATTGCGGCATTGCTAACAATGTTGGTTGATGTCGTATTCCAATACACGTTAACGCGAACTTGTTGCGCTAAAGCCTGAACATAGGTGATTGAATAAGTATTTGGAGTGTCAACAACACTAACTGTGACTGTTGTGCCACCAGCCGTAGCGCCTTCAAGAATGTTTGGATCTCCAACAGACTGATAGATGGCATTGGCTACAGCATAGGTATCGCCACCAACGACAAGAACCTTGAACTTACTGGTGTCCTGAATGACACTGACTTTGTTGTCAACAACGCCAGGAACTCTTTGTACATATGTCCTAATGGCGGCTCCAAGGCCAGTACAGCCAATCGTACCAGCAGCTAACACTTGCGCCCGATATTGCTCAGGCGTTTGATCGGCTGTGCTAGGAACACCAGCCGCAGGATTTGTAACACTTAGTGTTACTCCTGAAGGAACACTTGAGACAATTGTAGTCACAGTATTGGCCCCAACACCCCAAGACCCTGACAGGGTAGCTACACAATAAACGTCAGTTACCGTACCGCCAGTTCCAACGATGACAGCATCTTGAGTGAGATACTGATAAGTACCGTCAGAAACAATGACGCCTTTAGGAATGACGTAGCCTGCTGTTCCAGTGAACTTTACATAGACAGATGTGTTGCTACCTAGGCCCTGCTGAATGCCGTAAATCTGACCTAATTGGTTTAATAGGAAAAGATTAGCGCCGTAGGGGGTCACACTGTTGACAGTCTCTACTCTAGCTTGATCAATCAGCACAAGGGCCGCAGTGTCCGTAGAAGCAATATCTTCAATCAGCGTTCCAGGCAGATTGGCGGTCAAGCCAGGGTCAAGGGCTACGGCTCCACTAATAATCTGGGCATGCAGTGACGAAGGTGTTTGCGGTTGCAAGCCATTAATTGTCATTACAGTTGGAAGAGCCATTAGAACCTCAAGTTGGAATAGGTACGTTCAGATTGATGACACTACCTTGTTGCGTTATCACTTGGATATTGTACACAGGAGTTTGGACATCATATTGGTTTCTAGCGTTAACTTTCGTTACTTTCAGTGAAGTAAAGTAAGGCGAATAACGCTGCTGTGTCATGTACACAGAATAGTCAGGAAAGATCTGGCTGACAATACAAGGTTGTGCGGGGATGCCGTAATCAGCATAGAAAGGGCTTTCCCCTGTCTGAAGCTGGAGAACCTGACAAAGTGCCGTCACATAAACAGCGTCATTGTAACCATTGGAATCCGTAGTCACCTCAGACCAAGTGTAGGTTCCATCTGTATTGTATTTACGACCATAAACCCTCATGCCACAACCCCGCTATTGCCAGATCCAGGCTGAGTATCTTTGTGTTCATGTGACAAAAAGTCCTTACCCATAATCTTTACTGATGACCCTTGAATGTCGATTTCACCATTATGGTTAATCGTAATGTATGAAGAACCACTTTCCAACTTAACCATCGTTTCTGATATGGTAACTTTGCTATCACCAGCAGCATTCTGAATGAGGACGCCATTAGGCCCGTAAAGCCACAAGACATTCTTATCAGGCGTAGTTGGAAACAGCTTGGAATTAGTGATCGGCACAAAGCACAGAACCGCATCCAGATTGCCGTAATTAGTGTATCCAGCCACACCATCAGCCTGACCAGAAATGTTCTGGATGTTGACATCAATCTTCTTGGTAACACCTACCGTACCCACTTGTATCGGTAACCGTACATATTCCGATTCAGCAATTGGGATCGTGATAGTAGGCAATGGGAACTGGCCCTGCGCTACCGCAAAATCTACCGTTACAAACAAGCCATCAGCACTAATTTCTTTAACGATACAAGGAAGTTCGTAACCAGCGCCCTGCTTTGCAGATGCAATCTGGTTATCAATAATCCCAGCAAGGTTCTGCTGAAATAGTAACTTCCTGCTGTAGTCGGTCATGGCAACACCGTAATGACCTGATCAACCGGATAATAATACAAAGTGCTAGTGGTGAAGTAACCAGCAAGCAAATTAACAGGAGGATAATCAGGTGCGCTACCGATCAGCGGAAGCGTCAGCACAGAATTGCCGTACTGGTCAGAAATGTTGATATACAACCTTTGTCCAAAGACGTTCCAATAAACCCGTGACTGATAGATCTGGCCATCTAATGACAACTCATAAGTCAGTGCTTGGCTTATAGAAGGAGGTACGTTGTAGTTCATTGAAACACCTTCGTAGCGCCGTCTGTTAAGGCTGTCATGACATCATTCAATGCACCTAAGCCACTGGGGAACGTGATGAGCGGTTGCGTGAAGTCTAACTGCCATGTCACCTGAGCCTGATTGGTTTCGCCCGTAGAAACGTCTGTCATGCTTGTCAGAAGGCAGTCAGTGTAGATATAGCTTGGTGTGAGTACAGTGAACGTACCTCCAGCATTCACATGGTTCTGGATAACCGATTGAAGTGCGGTCATGGTGGCAATCTTCACACCAAAAGGACTGTCCTTACCAGCAGGGCAATGACCTAACATGGATATGTTCAATGGTTGCTGAAGCTGTGAGTTGGCAGCGATCCTGTTGGTGTAGAAAGGAAATTCAGCAATGTCAGATTTCCATAGCGTCGAACCAGGTAAGGGACGCCAAGTGAAGAATGGTTGACTAGGGATTGTGATCCCTTGACCACTGATCAACTTAAAAGGGTTAGTTGTGTAAGCCGTTGATAACGCTTCTGTTATCGCAACAAGCGGCAAACCCAATGGGCTAAATGAAGCCAACCCATTCGTTAGAATGATGGGACTGATTTCATAAGAAAGTGTAAAGGCTGCGCTTATAGGATTCATTTGTAACCAATTTGGTCAGGAGTGTAATCGTATGTCCCTATTTTTACGTTTGATCCAGCTTTTGGATTATTAGGTGCAATCCTGATAGCAGATCCCGCATTCACATATGTGGCCCAACTTGTTGCTGATGTTCCCCTAAATTGACCAACATGCCTAACTTGTTGAACTCTAAGGGTTGATGAGGAAGCATTCAATGAATATTCTCTACCAGCAGGAGAATATTGTGGCCCAATAATCGTCGGTATGTTCTTTGGATATTGTATTTCATATCCAAGCAAAATGTCGTTTCTCATAGGGTGTACGGACTGAACAATGCCGTCAGAACTGACCCACGTTGGCTGACCAATAAACTCATCATCTTGAAGCTGAACAGCACCTATCTTTTGTGTCCCATCATAGACAAGAATGCTAGGCCCTTTAAAGCCAACCCAAACACCCCTGTACTCCTGATAAACACCCTTATTGGCGCTTCTTGAATAGGTAGGAGGATCTTTGATGTCAATGCTCAAGGAGAGGATGGCATTAGCCATTTCACCAAAGGTCGTATAAGACGCCCTAAATCCATTAGGGTAGCCTGGTGGTGGATTATCAAAGATAGGATCAATCTTTAAGTTAGGGACCATCTGTAAGCCAATGCTGTTAAACATATTGGTCAAGGCTTTCAACAATGATCCAGAGGTCCAGTCGAAGTTGTATTGATAAACAGTACCCGATCCGTTTGCTGGTGATCGCACAAGATCATTCGACCCTAAAACTGGAGATGGCCAGATCAGAAAATCAAGAACAAGGTCAGTTCCAAGCCAGTTACCGAAACAAGTGTTAACAGTGCCTTGGCCTAGAATCCCAGACAATGTGGGTTTTTCTAGGGGCATCCTGCTCTGGTAGTCAGGACTTGCTGGCTTAAAGCCACCACTGATGGTGACGTTCATTCCATTGTAGGAGCGTGCGTTTTTTACCAGATCAACAGGGACATTGTGGATTCTGAGGCTAGTCGCTGGGATCGACATGTTCCCATAAACATTAGCAATGTCGAACTGGATCTCAAGACAACCAGGGTTATAGATTCCTTTAGGATGAGACTCAAACACAGCAGGAACATTGGCAGGATAACCGCCTAATGGATTGCTGAATTCGATCTTGTAATATCTCATTGGTTAACCGTATTGGATGCGCCACCCATTCTGCTGACTTGAACTTCAGCCTGAGCAGAACTGTTGTTGTTTACGTTAACCCTTACCTGAGTATTGCCATAGGTCGTTCCAGATACAGAAGAATTGCCCATACCACCAACGATTGAGTTTCTTGATCTACGAAGTTCTAAATATCTTTCTCTAATGTGAGAAGCATAACCTGGATCTGCCGCATATCCTCCGCTCCTCAGTGCTTCACCATAGCCCATAATATCTGTTTGGCCCATAGCGCCTGAATAGCGCCTTGAAATTAAATCACCAAGATCATCAAATGATTGCTGAGGATTTGAGTAGGCTCTAAATCTTTGACTAATTCTTCTGCCAGAAGCGTCTGTATCACCTCTCATAGAAGACATGCCATTATATGCGCCAGTAATATTAAAATAATTACTGTCATGTACATTTCTTCCCCAACCTGTTTCTTGTGCGGCATGAGCAATTAAGAAATCAGGATCAACACCTAGTCTTCTACCTGTTGCTTCAGCAAATGGACGCATCCTTTCTGCAAAAGCGGCTCTAGGATCTAATGAAGAAGATAGGTGAGTATTTCTATTTAAGTTAGCAAGCCCACTTGTTCCACCAAAACCTGGGCCTGTAGGAGTAGGATTCGTAGCTGCTTGTGCAGCAGGAATAAGCCCTAAACCAGACAAGAATCGACCCACTGCACTTATCATGTCTCCAAGAATTCTGAAGTTTTCTATGACGCTATTAGTGATTTCAGCAAGCCTTGGGAAATGCTCATCAATATAATTTCCAAATCTTTCAAAAGCATCTCTAGCTAATGCTGGAAAATCTTCCCTAAACCATTTGGTAATAGTCTCAAAAACTTTAGCGGCTTCAGGCTTCAGGAATTCCCAGAAGTCTTTAGCGGCCTTCCAGACTCTTCCCCAAAAGTCCTGCCAGCTATCAGCACTAAGAATCTCATTCAGCTTTTCAAGTGCAGTTCTGGCAAGATCAATTGCTTTTGTGAAGATGTTAACCTTGCGATCTACATTAGGGCCAAGGACCTTATCAAATACCGTACTAAAGATTTTGTTGAGAGGGGCCAACAATGGGGTCAGTAAATTCTGGGCAGAAGCCTCAAGACTTTGCATTCCCAATGAGCGCTTCATTCCAAACTCTTGCCATGCCCCAGGCTCACGCAATTGCGTCATGTTCCTGTATTGCTCAGAAGTCTGACCAATGCTTTCCCAATCCCTTTGGGACATGTTCTTCATTCTAGCCAGATCTTCAACGCTCAAAGTGCCTTGAAGCCCGTACTGCTGGAGAGACAACTCACTAGCCCCATAAGGACTCATAGCGGCCTGTCTACCCTGCTGCATGACTCTTCTGAATCGTTGCTCAGGAGACATCATCTGCGCCTGCTGTTGGGTCATGCCCATTTGTGTGTACAGCATTGAGAATGGCGCATTGGCCTGCTCAGTTACAGAGCCAAGAACTGATTCTACGTTAGCAAGTCGTCCGTAAGTCGCACTGAGGCGCGATACATCATTAGGGTTAACGCCATAGGCATTAGCCCCAAAAGATCGTTCTGTAATTTGCTTAGAAGAGTTAATCAAATAAGCCAGTCCAGCCAGCATTCCTGTGCCAGTGAACAAGGCTCCAAGCTTAGTGAAACCAGTGACCACCTTAGCAGTATGTGCGCCAAGGCCCCAGAGACTTCTTGTGATATTACTTAACCCCTTACCAAAGTCTCCCAAGAGATTGGTTTGAGTTCTAATCTGGTCCGTAAGCCTTCTTTGGCTTATGGTGTAATTCATCGTCACCTGATTGAGAATATTCAGGTTTCTGTTTAGATTAGTAAAACTTTGATTTGCTTGGTTAAATTGAGCGTTGAACTGGGCATTGAAATTGCCACCGCCAGCAGAGGAGGGAGTGTTTAGTGAGGGCGGCTGTGAGCCGCCTCCACCAAGTCCGGCATTTAGCGGATTATTGCGTATCGCATCAAGTCTTGCCTCTAAAGCTGATAGCTTATCAAGGCCCTCAATTTCTAACTCAATAATCGCTTCTATTGCCATATCTATTCCTGAATTCTGCTACACACTCCCACTCAAAGATTTCCTTAAAGTGGAACGTCCGTACCGCTTCCATCAAATCGGCAATGAAGGTTCCGTATTGCCAATAGGTTCTGCCGTGGTCAATGTCGTCGATGAATTGAATGACACCATAGCAGTCTGTGATGTAAGTTCCAAATTCAATGCAGCTTTCATCGTGATAAGCCAACCCTTCAGCATGGAGGGGAATACATGAAGCCGATAGCATATGAAAAAAACCAACCTTGAGAGGATCTCCTCCTTCAGTTCGTCAGAAATCTTAGCTTGATCAAGCAACTGCGCTTCCGTCTGATAGATGAAAGTAGCACCAGCAATCTGGTTCAAAATGTCTCTAGCTTCATCTGACTTGCCTAAAGTCTCTCCTGCTGCCAGAAAGATCCTCTTAGCCAATACCGCAGATGCAGCCATCGATTTAGCCGTAGACAGATCGTCATAGGCTTCTCTAAAAATCTTCCAATTAGATTCAAACACCAAGCTTTGAAGAGGCGTGTGGTGAATGATTATTGGATTACCGTCTTCGTCTGTAATACGCATGACGATATTAAGGCTTTTATCAATCTTCATTTTCAACTCCCGTATTGAACCCTGTAAAGAAGAGCCAGAAAATAGCAGGGAGACTATGTTTCGGGGATGACCCTATCTGGCTCTATTCGGTTACAGGAGTGACCAGAGATCGTTAGAAATCGGGAGCAAACCTTGGAACGTCACAACAAAGTCAGGTTGTACGCCTGCCATGCTCATCTGTCCCCAGTTAACAATTGCCACGTTGTACAGCGTAAACGGAGCAAGAACAGACGTATCAGGGGTTACGGTGACCGTACCCAAGGTAGGAGAGTTCTTAATCTGTTCGATGTAAGCCGCTGACAAAGCAAGTGACTTCATAACAGCCGCAGTAACCTGAACAATCTGATACGGTTCTTCAGAGTTAACAACGGTGGTCATGCCCTGCATCTGAGTCACTACAGCGGACTGTGGTGAGATCGTGATGCCTTCTTTGCCAAGGTACGGGGCGGTGATGTTCAAGGTCGCATTGCCTGGGACCAGAACGGTTCCTCTAATCCGATTAAGGTTAGAGGGGATCAGGTTTGGATTGGTAGCCATGATATTCCTCTATTACGCGAACTGAGTGACGTTCAGGTTGAAGACAATCGTCTCAAACCCGTACTGTGGAGTGTAGGATGCGCTAAAGCCGCCATACAGACCATTTGCATAGTCACTGGGCTGTGATGCTACATAAGTCGTAAATGGAACTGCGTTGATAACAAAGTTACCAGCATACAGGCCAAGGCGAACATTGGTTGCAAACGTATCTCCATCCAACGCCGTAACAATAACCCGACCAAGCGCCAGACCAGAAGAGATCGCACGATTAGCCGTGGTAACCGCAACCTGTTGCAGGAAGTTAATACCATCCTGATTGTAGTACAGAGGCGCCTCTGGGTTGTTGCTTCCATTGATGACAGCAGCAGAAATGTCCGTATTCAGATTAATCTGAACCCAGTCAACGCTGTAAGCCACGTTAGCAGGAGTTCCATTCAGGTTTTTACCAGGAACAAGGATCGTATTGCTAATCCCACCTTCAGCACCAGTTGCAACAAAGTTGATATTCCCAGCAAGGAAATTGTTGATGTTGGTCTGAGTCAATGGCTCAAAAGCAGTAACGCCATTCAGGTAAGTGTACTGAGATGGTGGCAACTTGTTGGTTGGAGATGGAACAAACGCCGTCATGTAATGAACGAAGGAAGTTACATCAAGTTCAGTTGCCTCAACCGCACTAGTTGCAGCAGGAGATTGAAGCATAATGAAAGTGTTCCTAAGGTTCTTTGTAGTATTCCACAACGTATAAGAGGTTGCGGTAACTGGCAAATAAAACTTAACCAAAGAGGTAAGAGCATTGTTCGCAAGGAACAAGGCATAACCATTTGAGTAGTCAGTGTCCATCCCTGGAAGGAACTGCCAATTATAAATGGTCTGTGGGTTTTCTAAGATATATTCACCTACTGAAGCATAGACATTGGATGTAATAGCAGTGCCAGTTTCATAAATATAGTAACCAGTATTGCTATTTCCTTGCGCCCACCATTCGTAATTGAATGCCTCAAGCCAGATTTGAGGGCCTGTTTCTAGCGTACCAAACCCCGTCATAACGCCAGGATTTGAGGCAATGCCATAACTTAATTGAGTAGTAGAAACGGCAGTAGCAGTAAACAACCCATTGTATGCCGCTGGAACACAATTATAGACTTGCAGTTGCGTTGTATGACCAACAGGAATCCCATGTGGATTGGTTGTCGTTAAAGTAGCCGTTCCAGCACTCCATGATGCATTGCTAATGTCATAGTGAGGCAAAGCATAAATATCAAAATCAACAGCAGATGCAATAAATACTGTAGTACCAGAAGGAATAGTAGTGCCGCCCATAGAAACAACGGCTGCAGTTTGCTGCAATCGATTGGGTTCAGGGGCAACCGTTTCCGATACGTTCAGTTGAACGATTCGGTTGTAGTAAAGGTTGGCAGCCATTGTTTATAACCTCTTAGTTAAATGAGACAGCAATAGTCTGACCGCTACCAGGTTTGATAACAATACCGCTAGTAGCTGGGAACTCAATAGAATAAGTACCAGCAGTGGCAGGAATTGCAGCAATTACGTTGGCAGTGACAGCGGCAGCAACAGTAGTTGCATCATGAATAGTGCCAGCAGCAGAGCCAGCAACAACAACGCTAACGCGAACAACAAACCCTGGGGTTGGCTTTACTACAGTGTTTGCAGTAATGTTAAGTGTGCGTCTATTAGCGACAGCAAGTGAAACAGTTTGAAATGGACCTTGTGGCATTTTCGTAACTCCTATGGAACATTATAAGTAACAGGAAAAGGTAGAACCTTTAGGATATATTGTTGAATGGTGTCATATACGGCAGACTGATTATATGAAATCTCCAGTTCAACAAACTTTTGCTGTGCAAGCACGTTAACTTCAGACTGAATATGCTTGCCATCCCGAACCGTAAACCCTACCTTCATAATGCCAAAAGCACCTTCCATAGATGCCCTAACAATATATTGCAAGTAGTTTTGCACAGTTCTGTTATCAAATCCATAGATAACTAGCTTCACTTTGTCTTTCATAAGTTGCCAAGTTTCTCCGTCTTGAACTAGCGGAATTGGCTGAAGCTGGGAAGTTGAGCCTGCATCTACATGACAGACAATATAAGGTGGTGTCAGGTTCTCTGGAACCAAAAACGATGGGTACACCGGAGCGTAATCATTCAATGAAATCCATATTGGCAAACTATTTGAAACAATCGCTGCTTGTGGCAAGTCCTGATAATTATCAAGAATCTGTGTCCGCATTTCAGGATAAACAGCCTGACCCCTGTAATGCCAGAGATTAGCCTGCTCATAATAGTTTCCATGACTAGAAAACGCATATTCAAAATTAGTGTGCTGACCAATCCACAATGAATCAGGATTAACTTCATTGAAGTTATTGATCTGTGTCGGAGTGGTAAACGTAATATTCTGATACGCTTTGTTGTAGTCCATCTCCTGTTTCTGATCGGTCTGATAATGGAATGAACCAAATACCTCAATCGGATCAGTCAGAAGATCGCGTATCCAAAACACATAACCATCGAACGGAAGCACCACACGCTTGTACAGAACAAACGTAATGATCTGATTGTGGCTAATAGCCTGAAGACCAGCCCTTAGAGTTCCCTCTAGCTGGTTATCTGGAAAGTTGCCATCTAGATCTAGATTAGGCATCACTTAACTCCACATCCATCGCTTCCTTGTAAGTACCTGTATCTAGGAAAGAAGGGCGGTTAAGTCCACGATAAGGACTGCTTTTACGCCATCTAATGCCCTTTTGTGAGGACGCAGTGGGAATGTCTGGACCCCAGCCATCGAATTTCTTATTTTCGATGCTTTCCTTAAACTCTTTGGCAATAAATCCAATGTCCTTTTTGGCTTGATCGGGTTTCATCTCAAGCTTGCTGACAAACGCTTTAGCTGCTTGATCACCAATCATTTCTTCGTTCATGCCAATAAAGGTTTCCATGACCTTGAATCTTTTCTCAAGATAATGAGCGACCTCAGATACCTGATCACCTTCAAGGTAACTAGTTGGCTGAACACCAAATACAAGTTTCATGCTATACCCAGTAAGCTGAGTGAGCCGAAATCTTGTGCAATTTGTAAGTAAGTGCGGCCATAAGGGGTCTTAAGATTCTGAAGATTACCAATGGTAAGGTTCTTCATGGCTTCAGGAACCGTTAGGCTAGTCTGAGTACCCTCATCTCCGGCGAAGGTAACAACGCCGGAAACGAAAGTGTTTAGCTGATATTTCTGTTGAGCCTGCTTGAAAAAGGTCTGGCCAGTCTGATCAATTCCGTATGTCAGAAGGGTGTCACCGGCCAGATTGTAAACCGCAGTGATATACAGGAACTGGCCTGGTATTTGCGGAATTATCGACAAGAGGTCCGTACAAATATTGATAGCAAAGTTGTAAGAGAACTCAATGGTAGGGCTGTTGTCAGGCAGGATCGTGGTATTGATCCCCATAATGTTCCTAATGAACGATACATATCCCGACAGCGTAGGCCCTTCCATTAACTACCCCTGCTTGCTAGAGAACTTCTGGCGAACCAAAGGTTTGTCCTTACGGTCATTTTCCTTTGGCACATCTTCAATAATTTCCAGTTCAACAGCCTCAACGCCACGGCTCAATTCAGGGTCCTGCTCAAAGGTCTTGATCATGCCATAAGCAGTCTCTTCCTTAGAACGCTGGATCTGATTGGCAACAATGTCTTCGTTGACTTCTTCAGCCAAACTGAAAACATCAAGGGGCAATGGCTTGTCGTTATAGACCAGAACAACTTTGTCAGATCCCTTACCAGCCTTTTTGGCTTCAGAGACTGTCAGCATCCCATAACGTCTATGGTGTTCAACGACATAATTGAAGACATCTTCACTTACGTCACGCAAAACTTGAGCCTGACCGCCAGCAGCAATCGGCATATTAAAAATCTTTAGGCTCTCTGGGAGAGTCCAATTAAAAACATAAGGTTGAGTAGAAGTATTAGCTACGAAAAGGTTCATTTTGTTTCCCTGCTATTAAGTTAAGAGCGGAGTCATTATAACCCCGCTCCTATCTTTTTACCTTAGCTGTAGATCATGCTGATCTTGGTGACACCCTGTGAGCGGATAGCCCAACCTGGGGTAGCACGAATTTCAGACAGGGTAGCCAGCGCACCGTCTGGGAGAGGGCTGGTGATCTCACGGGGAGCAGCCATATCCGTCAACTGAAGCGTGGTAGCCTGAAGACCTGGGGTCAGGGTTGCAAAGATGTTGGTGTTCGGTTCAGAACCAACAAACGGAACCTTGATTTCAGGAATAACGATCAGAACTGCGTCAGAACCGCCATCGCCTTTACCGATCAGGGTATCGTCGAAGCCGAATTCCAAAGAGTCATCGTTCCAGCCGATAACTGACTCAAGCGTACCAGACGTTGAGTTAGAACCTGCACCAGGACGCTGATACTGGGTCAACTGAACGATGCTGTACTGCCACTGGCCAATAACGCGCTGTGGGCCAAGGATGACCACACGGGCTGGCTGACCAAGCTGGTTCATACGGATCTTGGCAGCAACAACCTGTTGTGCAAGATACTGTGCCATCTGGCCATTGTCATATGTGACAACAGTCGTATTGCCAAATGAATCAGGTGGCAGGCTGGTAGCGGTAAGGCCAGGAGCATTCAGAAGACCTTCGCCAGTGTTCTGTGGGTTGAAACCGTACAGAAGACCGTTACGAAGACCCTGGTTGATGCCCTGACGCATTGCAAGGCGCTGTGCTTCAGGAAGGCTGAAACCCCAGTTGCTTGCAGCAGCTACATCATGATGATCATAGATGCAACGTGAGCGAAGCAGATAGGTTGGGGTGCTGATCTGAAGTGCGTCAATCGAGCAAGAAGGAAGCTGGTTAGCTACGTTCTGGCTTGCTTGGAACTGTGACTTAACATTCAAACGCTTGATGTATACAGCCAGATCGCCCTGTGACATACGGGGCATGATAGAGCCATTCGGAAGCGCAAGGAACGCACCGGAAGGCTGCTGGTACTGCATGATGATTTCAGGCATGGTGTAGCTAGGATGAAGCTGGACGAATCCCGCCGTTATGTTGGCCATGATATAAACTCCTTGGTTAGATCAGAATGACAGCAACATTAGAAACAGTGTTCCAAGTTGCAAAGCCAGTTACAGAGTCATAAACAACAGTTGCGCCATTGGTGTTTACGTCAATCAAAGTTGCGGTGAAGTCAAAAGTGCCAGCGCCAGCAGCTACAAGCTGTTGATTCGTAGCATCCCAACCCAGCGTCTTTGGATTTTCAGAACCAGCCAAAGCAAGGATTGAGCTAGCACACTTAACAACAACACGGTTCTTCGTACCAAGACGCACAAAGTTGTACCCGCCACCAACAGACTGAAGGGGGACAGGAGACTGTGGGGTCGTTGGTGCGCTGTAAACGCCGTTGAAGACTGAGAAACCAGCAAGGGTATCTGAAACAGTTGCGCGACCAATGATAGAACCCATTGGGGTTGCATCTGGGGTTGCAGGAGGGGTCTTTTCAAATACAGCGATACCACCCCACATTGGAAGGGTTTCGGTTGACGCTACAACGCCCGCAGCAAGCTGAAAACGACCAGCAGGATCATCCTGCAAGTCACCCTGCCAATAACCTTGTGACTGTACAGAAAAGCCATCCTGTACGTTGGTCACTACATAAGGATTAAAAGTACTCATTTAAGTTTCTCCTTAGACTCTGATGTTGCCACGGAACCTAGCACCGTTAGAGAACATGTCCATCCATGCTCTTGGGTCGGAGTTAGCCGTGGGGGTACGGATCATGCGGCCAGCATCGTCACGGGCTTCAACCATGTGAACAGTGCCTTCAGCAACAGGTGGGGCCTTTGCGTATTCAAGGCTATCAGCATAGATAGCTTCTTCAACAGGCGAAAATAGCGCAGCGTCCTTGATGCCTGCAACATCAATGTCCTTGAAGCGTGAAGAGAATTTAGCAAAACGTGAAGCAAGACGCTTACGGAATGCAAATACGCTCTCACCCATAACAGGAGCAATGCCAGCAGTTTCACCAAGGGCCATAGCAACTGAATCAGCGCGTGACTGGGCTTTCGCCATAGCTTCGCGATCATCAACACTACGCTCCTTGACAGTTTCCTTTAAACGGGAAAGTTCCAGTTCAAGGGCTTCAATTTTCATGCTATCAGCACGGGCAGAGTCGTCTTTCACTTCCTCTTCCTCTTTAGAGTCGGCCTTATCTTTCTCCTCTTCCTCTTCTTCTTTAGAGTCGGCTTTGGAGTCCACTTCGTGATGAGCGCCTTCGATTTCCTCTTTGCACTCTTCTTTCACTTCTTTCTTTTCTTCAGAAGACAAAGACTCATCAGCCTTATCTTCCATAGAATCCGCACAATCCATTTCCTCTTTATCAGAGTCCATTTTATTGTGAGGCATATCATGCTTTGCATCCACACGGGCATCTAGAGAATCTAGACGCTCAAGGATCTTAGCTAGGAGAGTACTCTCCACGCTTGGGATAGATGAATCATCCATTGTATTTTCCTCAGAAACTAAATCAACACGAACTCCGTCAGGTGCGCCTTTATCCCATACACCTGCGGAGCATACAGCTATATGGTCAATAAAGATTGGGTTTCCTTCAATAAGGACTTGCCCGTTCTTTATTGCTGACTTCGATATTGTGACGGCTGGAGAGGTAGATAACTGATTTTCTGTCATCAGCATCGCTGCTTCATCGTCATAAATTCGCGCAATCGTCCATACATCATCGCCCTTTACATAGGGCAGGGAAGAAGTACCAATAATCTGATTGCGGAAAGAAGTTGTATCCAGGAGTTTAGCATCTGGATGTTCCCACAATACTGGGAGGCCGTTGCATCGCGCAAGGAATTCATTGGTTAAATAGTCAGCGGGACTTTTGTGTGCAATCTCACCTGAAGCACGTTCAGCCATACCAGTGCCAGTAACCCGTATATCAAACAAATGCACATTACCGTACTTTTGAGGACTTGGTAACCGCCCATAACGTATATCCTCCATGATCTTAAATTCATGGAAACCATGACCTTCAACAGAAACCTTGCGGTTTTCAGCATCACCGTCAGAATCTGCACTTACAAACTCTTTACCAACAGCTTGAGGAATCCCAAGAGTGGAATGTCCTTCTGCTGCGGCCCACATGGCCTTACGTTGCGCTTCTGATACTGGAGGCATAATAGTATCTCATAGCCAATTATATACCCTTTTTATACTCTAAACCTTTATTTGTCAAGCAGTTAGATGGTATTTCATCTAACTTATATACATATACAGCAGAGCATTTACAGTTAGGTAATTCACCAGGTTGTTCAATTTGGTCCTGATATATACCACCGTCTTTTTTCATTAATCCGTTTTTCAATGCCCAGTTATCTTTGAGAATAATGAATTTGCCGTCAAGATCAAGGTGCTTATGTTCGATTCGATATTTATAACCTGGAATCCTGAAAAGTGAATGCCAGTAATAACCGATTGCTCCAGCCTCATTCGCAATAATCGAATCAATGTTAGACACCATTTTGCGTGACTGATCATTGGCTAATAGCTTATCTTGCTTATTTAAGTCTTTAGCAATTGGCTTAATTATCTCACGCACTAATTTAACTTTGTTTACTTTAGCGCGGTTTTGGGGGAGTACAGGGATGCTACTGGCCCAGCCAGCGAATCGTTGCATAACGGTTTCCTTAGCCTTCTCCTTGTGGATCTTGGCTAGGGTCCTTGCCGTCATAATGCGGTTATCACGCTCATCCTGAAGCTTATAAAGAACTGCCGCTATGACATACGGTGCTACAGAATGACGCTTGAGTAACTTTTTGTTAGAAACCTCAGATTCAAAAGTTTTCTTTATCTGAGAAGAAACATTCTGTTGAATATCTAAGTTATCAAGGAAGATACCCATTTGGCCCAGCAGCCAAGTAACGTCTTCGCCCATTAGGGCGCGATCTACAAGTTCATCTACGCGCTTGTAGTAGTTCATTGCTTGGCCACGTTTTCTTTGACACCTTTAATGGATCTTGGGGCCTTTGGCTTTGGCTGTGTCACTACTTCAGACTTTGATTTCTGCTGAACGCCTGCATCATTGATGCCACCTAAATCCTGATCCAGACCCAGTTCTGACCTTTCAGCAATGTCATCGGTATCGATTTCAAGTTTATTAGGGAAGAGGGTTTCCATTTCATTGAGGTTTGCTACGACCCACTCAACTAATTGGCCCTTGTTCTCACCATGCGTCACTCGCTCTAGCGCATTGAAGACCTGAAGAATGGACTCATAAGAGATCCTTTGGAACTCAACACGTTCCTTCTTAGAAGGCTCCAGAGCCTCTGGCCAGATTGCCTTAAAGGACCTTTTGCACTGTGCAAACCACTCATCATAATTATCAGAAATACCAGGAAAACGGTTTTTTAGGGCTGCGTGGTATTCAGGGTTCCACGCGACATGCATGACGATATTATCCATAAAGTCATACAGGTTCTTCATATCCAACCGAACACGGTCGATGTATGAAGAGATCAGTTTCGCGTCTTCTTCGCCTTCACCGAAGCCTTGTGATAATGCGTCCGAAGTCATAAATTGAGCAGGCATATCCAAAGACAATGCAATCGTCTCCAAGATGTTCATGCGCTGCTTCTGGTAATCCAGATAATGCAGATCCAGCGACTCAATCGCCTCATCCGGTTTAATAGAAACCGTATTACCAGTTCTAGCGCCTTTCAGAATGTTTAACCGAATGTTCTGCGCGGCTTGCTGGACCCTATCAATAATAGATCCTGGCTGAGAGATCTTGGCGACAAGAACCCCAGACTTCACCATGACTAGGTTGTCAGCCACCATTGATTGGAGGTAAGACTGTAATGGATATAAGCAGCGACTAAAAGCAGAACGACCAACGTAACCATAAGCTGCATTAGTGTAAGAAAGGTAGATCGGGTTTTCATAAAGCTGGATGTGCGTCCTGCTTGCTGCATAAGGCTTACCTTGGACAGCAATACGCGAATACTTAAGGAAATCAGGCCGATTAGGGTCAAGAATACCCACCAGAGAGCCAGCGGTATTAAGAGGGTCCAAACTATTAAATTTGACATCGCCTTTCCATAATTCCTGAGGGGAAAGAGGTTCATTAGTACTAATGCCATCATGTGGCATGACGGCCAAGGAACTGATCCCGTAGATCCTTGAAAGCCTATAACAATCAGCCACATAGAAATCGCAATGCATTCTGTCCCAAGCGTGATTAAACGCATCTACAACAGCATCAGGGGCTTCAAGGACAATAATTTCTCTGCGCTTATTCATCGCCCTAGAGATAGGCGAATCGATAATCTTCTTACCCAAAGGGTGTGCGGTATAGATTTCCTTACAAACCATATATGAGGGCTGTTCACCAGGAACAATGTCCTGCGCCATCATGATGTTGTATAGCGGAGAACCTTCGTTCAAAGCGCCTGCGACAGCGCCACTCATATTAATTACAGCCATGTTTATTCCTTTTAGAAACCATCAGAATCACCAAGAGCCAATGAAATACCATACGTGAACGTATCGAGCAAATCATCACTCTTGTTATCAAATCCAACCCTGAAGTTAGTAATTTGAAACAATAACTGATTTCTTTCCCGACCCTTGTGAACAATACGCTTATTGTATGCGTGTTCTGAGAACTTAACCAATCCACGGCAACAGTAAGGGGACACGTTGATTGCCCTCTCAGACTTACCTAGCATGGTCAGTGGACTGTCAATCGCCTGCACCGGAAGACCGTTCCTCCTTGCCTGCTGAATGACAACAGCACCAGAAGCCTTGTCCTCAATAAACGCCCCAGCAGATCCTAACCTTGCGCCACACGTTTTCGCGTAATCCTCACATCTCTCAATAACACTGGGCAACCAATCAACTAGGATGGCTCCTTCGATTTGTACCATGTCATAATCAAGAATGATGAGTGGATTACCCACATACTTAGAGTAAGCGAAATAAGTGACAGCAGTAGAATCATGCTTTGCGCCGTCCTTGGTTGCGGTATCAATAACAGCGAATATAGTGTCACAAAATTTAGGATAAGGGACAGGACTCCCGTCAACAAGGAAGTTTTCAACATCGAATTGGTTGGCGTCATCAGGTCTGGGTCGCTGTTGGTACAGGGAACTCCAGTTTCTGGGGGTTTGCATCTTCTTAGTTTCAAGAAGCATCTCCAACGTATAGTACTCAGGCCAAAGCGCCTCACCAACTTTCCTTCCTAAAATATCATCATCCTGCTCACAAATCGCTGGGAAATTCACAATCTCCCAGACTTCTCCTCCTGTACACACAACCTTACCTGATTGACCATGATAATCAGGAGGAAGAATGCGGCCACTTAAATCGTCGGGGTGCCATCGAGTATTATGTGACACAAGTCCATTAGCTATAAAGTTCTCAGTGTTTTCAACTTGAATATCAAACACATCTTCGTAGAACTCAGAATAAATATCTACAATTTCATCAACTGTGAATTCGTAGGTATTCAGCGGCTGCAAGCATAATGGCTTCTGTTTTTCCATATCCGACAGAGAGGTTGCAATCATTACAGAGCAATCCTCTAACTTTGTTTGTGTCATGGCAGTGGTCAACACAGAGTTTTCCCCCCCAATGCGCCCTGACATTTGCTCCTGGCAACTCACGACAGACAGCGCATTTTCCATCTTGCTCCTTGAGCATTCTGCTGTAGTCATCAAGCGTAATTCCGTATCGGTGCTTGAGATGTGCGCTTCTGTTCTTTTCTGTGCTACGTCTACTGCATCCAGCAGCCCATCTGGCTTTTCCATAATGGCTGTTACACATTCCTTTGCATCTTGCAGGCTTGTCGCATCCTTCAACTGAGCATGCAACTCCTTTGTATTGCCCCCAATAGCCCTCAGGATGAACTCTCCCGCCTTTAAATCCCGCAACTTTATCCATTCCAATTCTCCGTTACGCTTTACAAGAAACGGATGTCTCTCATTTGCACGGACAATTATACCGGATTTCATCTTGATTGCGTGTATTCGATCAATACCTTGATTGGCCCAATTAAGCACTTTAGATGTACTCATTTGTCCATTATCATAAGTAGCAACAATATCTCCAGGCCGAATATCTTTTAAATCTTTTTCTGATCCATCAGCAAGCAATACTTTCGTATCGCCGACCATGCATTGGATAATAACAATTGCCCCGTTGGGCTTGAGTCGCGTCCTGAAGTCAGCAAGATACCATTCCCAGACCCTATCCCTGACTCCTTCGCTTTCCGCATCTTCTCTTGAGCGGATAGGATCATCGATAAGACCAACGTCAGAACGACGACCAGCAATACCAGCACCCACACCAGCAGCTTTAAACTCTCCACCCCTTTCTGTCTCCCAAGCAGCAACTGCGCGTGAATCCTGCGCGATACCAAAACCAAAAGTTTCATGATACGCAGTAGACTGAACAATCGCCCTTGCTTTCTTGGAAAACCTCTCAGCTAGATCCTGTGTGTGACTTGCACCAATAATGCAATTACCCTGATTCACACCCAAATAAAAAGCAGGGAAGTGGACAGATGAATAAGTACTCTTGGCATGACCAGGTGGCATAAACACCATCAACCGATCATTCCTCCCGTAAGCTATATCCTCCAGCTTCTCAATAAGTACACGGTGATGCCGAGCCGCCTCAATATCCGAAACCAACTTACAAAACTTAGTCAGGTCACGTTTTGCCCGCTTCCTGAATAACAATTCTTCAACAACTTCGCGTTTCGATAATCCGTAGTCATCCATGACAGCAACCATCAGTCGTCCTCTTTATCCTCTTGAGCAAGAATCTCTAATAACTCTTCTTCCGTATAGTCACGCCTATCCTTGCCCCTAGACAATATCTCCGTCCTCACAGCATCAGAATTAGCATCCAAAGCTATTCTCCCTACATGCTGAAGGTCCTTGTGAGTTCTAGCTAATAAAGACAGGTCTCCTAGGGAAACGTCATCTGGATCGTCTTCCCACAGGGCCAATCGAGCCGCTACTAAATCACGGATCTTATTCGATATAGCTAAATCTCTTCCATTCAAAATAGCTAACTCCTCCATGATATTGAAGTTATTTGTCTTCATAACCTCTTTCAAAGCCCGACTCTGAACCATACGCTTTTCCTTACCCCACTGGTTCCTACGGATCTGCTCCCTCACCGTATCAATAGAAACGCGATATTTCTCAGCAAGAGAATTCACACTCCCTTTACCAGTGACGTATTCCTCTTTCATCTTAGCGAAATCAACCATGGAATACCTCCATCGTAGACTTCATTGCATTCAGTTCAACCATGGACTCACCACTGTTCACGCTCCTGCTGACGAATAAAGTCATCGTTGCGTTTCATCTGCTGAGGCGTCTCAACCTCAAACCCGCAATCACAACGCATATACTCAAAACCTTCCTCAAAGACAGGCTTCATTTCACCCGTCTCACAATTAGGACAAACCATAAAGATTACCCAGTAACACCAATTTGACGCGACTTTAACTTACCATTTTCCCTAAGTCCAATTTGTCAAAATTTTTTATCAGAAATTCCAGCAACCAAATTCATAAAACTGTATTACTGAGTAATCAATGTTGGCTTATCAGGTGGCTAATATTTTTGGAAGAAATTTGGGAAGGCTTTTTTCATGGGACCTAAAATGAATATGTGATATTTTTTTTCGACGTGAACCACCTCATTCCCTCGCCTACAAGCACTTCCGACCCACCCCACACGCCCACACCAGCACGCCTACAAGGCCTACCAGGGCTGTAATACCCTGTATGCAAGGTGGCTGTGAGTGTTTTATGCTTGCCACAGCTTATGTGACTCACGGGGCCAATAACAAGGGGTAGGGATACATTAGGGGATAGATAGCATCACTGAGGATTGATGTATGTACCAGGAAAGGAAGCATCACACACACTAGGATGGATGCACTATCTACATTCATACTCTATCTATCTATCACTACATGGATATAAGACTATCCCTATACAAGAAGGGATGTTTACAAGGATAGGATGAGGGGCCATTCAGTGCTGAGGGAACAGCCACAACAAGGGCCATTCTGAGGGATACGCTTTCGGATAATTTGTGATCCAACGTTAAGAGCGGAAGGAATAGCGCTTAACGCCGAGCCGATCCTAGAAAGAAAGATTCACGCTATCCCTTGCCATATCTGGAATTATACGCTATCGCCTAGAAAGTTTCAGAATCTAGCATCTTGGTTGCTGCGCTTTCATAGCAAGCACGAAAAATAATTAGAAAAAAAGCCCAAAAAAACGTCACAGGCTATTGTAATGCTCAGTGATGCTCAGTAAGATAAACACACGTTCCAAAGAGAACGACAACCTAAAGAGATATACAAAATGAACGACGAACAAAAAACACTAGCCCATAAGGTAGCCTTTTTTCGCGCTGAGGCCAATCTAAATGCAATCAGTGATGACATCGGCCAGATAAATAATGTCACTTATGAATTTCTGTATTGGGAATCAAGGCAAGAAACCGACAAAATGTCAATTGTTGATTTGCGTGATGAACTAAACGGATGGAGGTCATAAAAATGTTTACAGTTATCGGAATCCATATTCTGCTAGTGATAGGTTCCCTGGGGATTTTGTATTGTGAGGCCATTAGGCGTCATGAAAAGCGACTCCCAGTGATCTTGATTTCATTGGCGCTCATTGCGCTAAATGCTTCAATTTATCTAATTTGAGGGCTTAGAAATGAATACTAGAATCCAAAAGTCAAAAATCCTTGGTTGGAATGCTACTAGTGAGATTGAACTAGGGAATAGTCGCGTATTAACAATAAGAACGTGCAAGCGCAATGGTGGCGTTATAGTTTCACATGCGTCGGTAGCTAAACGTGAAGGATCGTTTTTAAATCACCTTATTTTTCAGGATTACAGCGCAAGAATTGCATTTGGCGGCAATCGATCAACGGAAAAGGCTGTTACTGAACTGCATTCATCCATCGATTTTGAGGCCGTCATCAAGGCTGCCAATGATCATTATGAGGTATCGCCATGATTAGAATATCAGTCACTAGCAAACTTGATGGAATCCGTTCTTGGTCACTTCAGGCCCGTGATACTTGCCCAGGCGCAATAAATGCCGATGCATGTAAAGGATGCTACGCTACCCAGGGGAACTATCGTTACCCCAACGTGAAAGCGCCAAGGATCGAAAATCGGGAAGACTGGAAGCGTGATGAATGGATCGATGACATGGTTAAGGCCTTAGATTCTGACCGCTATTTTCGATGGTTCGATTCTGGTGACGTTTACGCTCTTGGATTAGCAGAAAAAATTTATCAGGTTATGGCACTAACTCCATGGGTCAAACATTGGATTCCTACTAGAATGGGCAAATTCGCTAAATTCGCGTCGATCCTTTCCCAGATGCAAGCGTTACCCAATGTAATGGTTCGCTTTTCTTCTGATTCCATCATGGGCGAATTTGACAAGCGCAATGGATCAACAATCTTTCCAACAATAGCGCACGTTACAGAAAGCGTTAAACCTTGTTTAGCCTATGAGAATGAAGGCAAATGTAGCGGCTGCCGTTCTTGTTGGGATAAATCAATCCCAGTTATTGGATACATAGCGCAAGGCAAATCTATGCAAAAACATGTTCGTATTGCAATGGGGGCTTAACGATGAATTTTAATCAAATTTATCTAGTTTCCTATAAAGGTAGATACCTTGAAATTGACGCCGAAACCACCGACGATGCTAGGGAACTGGCTTTTCTGAGATTTAATGCCAAAAGCATCAATGACGTTGAGGTCTATCTAACAGATATCGAATATGATCCTTACTATTTCTAAGATTATCTCTCACTAGACCAATAAGTCATGCCCTACTTTTTGTGGGGCTTTTTTTTGAATCGAAAATAACATCAACAACATGATAGGAATAAATGTTAACAGTAAGGAAAAACCATACGCTGATTTAATCATTGATGGACTAAAGATTATGGAATCAAGGGACAGTGATTCACTAAGACCATATGTCGGCAAGCGAATTGCAATTGTTCGAACTGGTAAGGGGAAAGCTTTTGCCATAGGTGAGGCCACCATAGGCGAACCGGTAATGGTTAACGTCAAAAAATTTAGGGCTTTGCACTCTGAGCATTTAGTGGATCAAGGATCAAAATTCGACATAAAAAAGAACGGCTACAAATATTTATATCCCATGATAAATCCTGAGCGATACGAAAAACCTAAATTTGTAGGCTTAGGGATTGTCGCGCGTAAGGTGATCGAATGAAAAAACAGCGGGCTGATTTCAGCTCCTACATTCCTAAGAAAAAAACTAGACCGCCGGTAATCAAGCGAAAGATTGTCTTAGACAAGATCAAGAGGCTGCCTAAGCCTCAAAGGGAAAGGATTCACATTTATCTAACACAGGACACAATAAAAGCCCTTGCGCTACTCACTAATCGGTCAGCCTTTATAGAATCGGCAATCCTAGAAAAGATAGAACGAATTCACCTAAAGCATAAAAAGGTAATTCGGGATTTCCCTCAGTCACTGTAAGCCCCTATGGGACGCGATAACGATCACGGCTTATGACGACAAGGGCTTAGGGCTTTTAGGGCTTGTGAGGGCTTAGAATCAATTATAGGCTAATGAAAATGATAATCTTTGGCTTTTGAATAGCAGAATGTATCGGAAACATCAAAAAACGTGCAATTGAGTCGCATTTACATAGCATTTGCCTGTAAATGAGAATGATTTACATAGCATCCGCTATTTGCTTGTCAAATCGGGCCAAAGCAGCCTCATCTGAATATTTTTCGGGGTATCTTTTTTTAAGTTTATCGATGTTATGAGCCTGAATTTCTTCCCATGTAAGGTTAAGAGTGTCACACGCCAGGTTAATAAACCACATGAGATCACCTAATTCTTCTTTAAGGTTTTCTCTATCTAACGGTTTTCCGTATATCAGGTGTGCTTTAACGCTGCTCAGGAACTCACCAGCCTCAGATCCTATGCCTAGTGCTGCATGGTTAAGGTCATATGTGAAATCGACTCTCTTGGCGGTTTTCAATGCTTGCTCTTGGTACACCCTGCCCCCCTGGTTAAAAATTGCGGTAGTTTGTGGAAAAAATGGACCCACCCCCCTATCGGGAGGAAACTGAATTGTCATTCATTATCTCAAGTCTATGTTTCTGTTCTGTTGTGAACTTTGGCAGGCCACACCAGGCTACAAAGCCACCTTCAGGATAATACTGGCCAATGACAGCGCCACCCCTTTTTGCTTTCAGCAGTATCTTTGTGGATACAGGAGGAGGGCTATCAGCAATCAGTTTCCATTCGGGACGGTATTCGGATTTGTATCGCTCAGTCATTGTTGGTTTTCTTTAGGATTAAATCGATGATCCATCCACTAAGGATGACCCAGCCCGCTAGTGCTATTACAAAAATTAATGCGGTCATTTTCTGCTCTTTTGGTTATGTAAGAATCCAGCCAGATGACATCTTGTTCGTTCTTAACGATAGCAATGTGTCCTTTCCAGCCAGCATGAAATGCCTCTTCATCATCGGTAAGTCTTCTTTGTGAAGGGGGCTTGGTTCCGTCTTTGACTTCAATAAGAATGGTGTATCCCTCCTTAGAGACAACCAAGTCAGGAAAACCATTACCAAGATCAGAAGTAATCGCAACAGCGAACCCCCTCCCCCTAAAAAACTGGGTGATTTCTTTTTGGTTTGCATCGACCCTCCCCCTTTTCATGTTTCAAATTCTTTTGCAAATTCTTTTGGATCTTTCATCCACTTTCTTACGTTACAAGTTGGACACAATAATTGCAGATTAGATATTTCATGTTTACCCCCTTTTCCCAATGGCCAAATATGATCTACGTGATATGAATCTTTTATGTCTTTTTTACAGTAAACGCATATCCAATTTTGTGAGTCTCCAATTTTTTTATAAGTTCCTCTTGGCATCCTAATTCCAGATCTTCTTTTATGACAAGATTCCCGCATGAAATCTGGATTCTTTTTTCTATATTCACGCATGTATTTCATTTTTTTTTCGTATCTTTCTCCTCCCTTTCGGCATCTTTCTCTTGTTGCCTTAATGCCACCTTTCCATTTAGGATTGTCTTCCCCTCTTCTTAATTTATATGTGCCATCTGTTATTGCTTTTCTAAATGATTCCGATCTTTTTTTGTTAGCTTCTTCTGTATGGCTTGGAGCTATTCTTGATGGTAAAGAGCATTTTGTGCTGCAATACTTTCCTTGACCTGAATTTATTTGCGTTTGTCTTGGATAGAAAACCTTTTTGCATTCCAAACAGTTTCTTTTTCTTTTTTCTTTGTTTATATCTTTTCTTTTATTTCCGCATTCGCTTGAACAAGTCTTATATACACCTTCTTTACACTTAGGAACCCAAAATGATGTTTCACAAACAAAACATACTTCTTTTATTGTGTTTGGTCTTTCTATGTGTTTTTGATCAAACCAACCATTATTGCTCATGAAAACCTGATAAGACCTATCTCAAATGCTAAATCTAATGTTCGTTCAAACCCACGCTGCCAAAATTCATCCATTTCTAATGGTCCTAAATGAGTATGAATTCTTCCGTCAATAGCATCATGACACGAAGAGCAACAAAAAGCAACGTAGTAATCTTTTGATTTTAATCCCATTCCTTTTCCGTGACGGGCTTTATTGCTATGGGCTGCTATAACTGTGTTTGAATCCCCATTGCAAATTCCAGGTATCCTTACCTGACACTCCTGCCCCCTGGCAGCGTTTAGATACTTTCTAGATCTAATCATATATGGTTCTCCACCATGAAAGCCTCAACGTATGTTATCAGGCTATTCAATCGGGAGATGGTCATACGGGATGTTGATTCTCTTAGGTTAACCAGTTCGTTTTCGATACCAGGGATGATGTCAGCACCCTCACCTGTAACAATGGAGTGGCCAGACACCAACAGGATCTTCCATTGCTGTGATGTCAATGTGCGGCCAGCCCAGTGCAGTCCTGATCGACTGACTTGATCAAACAGGGCATGAAGTTTTGCTGATTGCTCTAATGATCTTGTTCTCTCTCCCACTGTGACGATGTAGGAATCAGGCGCGTTGAGTATGTGTTCGACTGCCCTTTCTCTTGCCTCTTTGTGAAAGAGGTCGTAGGTTGCTTTGGTGGCCACACTTGCACTCCATTATGTGTGAACGTATATGATTTTGGTTTGCCGAAAACTTTCATAATCTCCTTCGCAAAATCCAAATGGGCTTCTAATCCGTTGTCAGTGAGATATTGTTGAAACTGTTCCTTGTTCAAGTAGTTTTCCAAGATTGTTGATAAGAATCTCCGCTACCCGCTCAGGCATCAGGCCAGTGTTGAGGGCGTGTTGGGCGCTGTGGATCTCATCCCTGATGGACTGACGAATCTTGTACCAAGTAGCCAGCTTAATGACCCGACACACATAAGTTTCAGTATCACAGTAGCTGTTCTCATGAAGGGATGTGGCCAATTCAAAGTTGATGTTGAGTTCTACACACATGTCATACAGATTGAATGACTGATCCCTGTTGATGTACTCAATGACGTCCCTGCATGACTTATCTTCAAAATACTCAGGCATTGTGGCCACAGATTTGAGATGCTGCCTGTTATTTAAAGCACAACCAACAATGAGAATCTCTAGTTCGTATAGGTCTTGAATGTTCATGCTGCTCTCTTCTTTGAATTTGAGTACTTGATCTGTTCTGAGATGATGATCTTGTGAACAAAGTCAGGGATAGGGCCTGGTTCTGGCTTCAAGTCGCGTGGCCATACGCCAGTGATTCTCTTAAATTTGTGAGAAATCCATCCTGATTGATAATTCTTTATAGCGGCGAATGCCACCAGAGCGGAGTAGATTTGCTGTTTCGCTTCGTGAGGCATTTTGACAATCTTTTGTAGAGTGCCTTCAATGGGTTCGATGCCTTTTGTTTTGGCAACTGGAGCGAAACCACATTTGGGGCATGTGTGCTGTCTACGCTTGTCAACATATTTGCACGATACGCAGATCTTAGGTTCTTTAGGCTTGTTTTCTTTCTTAGGCGCATCAGCGGCGTTTCCTGTGTCTAAGTGAAGTGGTAAGTCATCAGTAGGAAAACCAAGGCGTGATACAGATCCTGAATGATCCAGTACGATAGCCATTTCTTTGCCTTCTGCTGGCCTGAGAACCCGTCCGATCATCTGGATGTAGCGTATGAGGCTACGGGTAGGGCGGGCAAGTATCATACAGGCTGTTTCAGGGGCATCAAAGCCCTCAGCAAACAAAGCCACGTTTGATAGGATCTTAATCTCACCTGATCTAAAACGATCAATAGCACGGTTTCTATGTTCTTCTTTGGTGTAACAATCGACATGCTCCGCAGATATTCCGTGTGCGGTGAACTGCTGGACTATGGATTTGCTGTGATCAATGTTTGTAGCGAAAACAATGGTCTGTTTATTGTCGCCAAGCTTAAACCAATGTTTGACTATATCCCCCACTAACTCAGTCTTATTCACAGCCTCACCAAGCTGTTTTTGATGGTAGTCCCCTGCTACCACCCTAACTTTACTCAAATCAGGCTCTGACGGGGCGTAGATTTCGCAATCGACTAGGAATCCCTTGTTAATCAGGTCCTGAATCGTGGACACCATCACAAAGTCCTCAAACAAGCGGCCCCAGCCCATGTTCTTGCCTAACCCCTTCGCGAATGGCGTTGCGGTCAGCCCAATAACAGGTAGATTAGAGTGGGTCCGTAGGAATTCATGGTATTGTTTACCCCCTCCGCACAGATGCGCTTCATCGATAATGATCATGTCAAAATCGAACTGCCAACCAAACTTCTTACGGCTGACGAAGGTCTGGATTGAGCCGACTGTGATACTTGAATGCGGTTTATTAGTGTTCTGTCCTTGTAGCACACCAGGAAATATTTGATACTTCGCGAAACGTTCCCATTGCTGTTTCACAAGGTCTTTTCTGTGTACTAAAAATAGTACCTTTTTCCCGTTGATCTGTGCCAACTGGGCCAGTGCTACTGCCAACTCCCCTTTTCCGCTCCCCGTGGGACTGTAAACCATCACTCTTTTGTTGCCGCCCTTGAAGGACGACCTTATCTTTACCATCGCTTCCGATTGGTAGTCTCTCAGTTGTACGTTCATGTCCACTTCTTTAATTGTGATTGTTTTAAAGCATATCCTTTACCATGCCCTAAGTCGGTCAGGTTCTCCTCTCTACAGAGATCCTCAGCCAAGGCATAACCAGGAAATTTAACCTCATCACCGTCGATGATGGCCAGAGCGTAGATGTCTACGTCTTCGTTTAACTTTTTAGTCGCCAGAAGTCGTCCTGTCAATACCCTGGTGGTCTTAACATCGAAATTAAATTTCTTGCCATCTCTCTCAACAACTGCATCCGCTGATCCTGATCGTGGAGTCAGCCCCAGGTCTGGACAAACATTCATCATTTGGCAGAAAGCCAGTTCACCAAGAAAGCCATCCTGATCCCCCTCAAGACCTGATTGCTTCCCAATTTTACGGTCAGTGACTCCGCAATTTCTGGCCGTCAACGTCCTAAATCCCCCGATAATTGCCGATAGCAACAACATGTCAGTGGTGATCTTTATGGATTTCATAAATTACCCATATTTCACCCATAATTTACCTGTTGGACGTTTTAGGTGATCAGGAATCCATTTCATGAAAATTTCTATGTTTTCATGGTTTTCAACGTACCATTTCCGGTTACCTGGACACCATCTGGCACCTAATCTTTTGGCTTCATCTCTTTCTTCGTATTTGACTTGAAGGTAAGTCCTCATCCCGTAAAACCTCTGCTAAATGGTGAATTTTTGAGCATACCTAGCCCTTACCGTGACATTGCTGCCACGGAAGTCGCTTTCAGTTCTGCTAAACGGAGCCATTCCATCGCACGAACCTAGATCAGTCTTATGTCAGACGGGTCCATCAGATCTGGGATCACCCACGAAATCATGTATCGCCTAATTACCAACTGGGCTGATCTTCGCCCCCCAACTACCCCTTTGTCTTGCTCGTGTAAGGGTACGGACTTCACTCCAAGAGATCCATCCTCATTTCAACTCATGCCACCGACGTTCCGTACATGAGCCTATTCGTGTGGACCAAAAAAAAGCCGACTTGGTTGCTACCGCCCCGGTGGAACCCCCTGACTTAGGTTTCGGGGCGGGTGGGTAGCAATCAAATCGGCTCTTCATCGGGTTCCACACCGACAACGAAATTCTGCCACATAAATTATTTTTGTCAAGTCTATTGACATCCTGTCTTACCGTGTCTAGCATTGCAATCACTGGGTCGTACCCAGCAATCAACAAGAGAAACGCATGAATAAGATAACCGATTACACCTACGAACCTTGTACCGACAAAGTGGCAAGGAAGGCACTTAAGAGCGGAATTACGCCTAAAAAGTGTGAGCAGAAGACCCTACACCAGCTAAACAAGATGTTTGAGAACGCTGGCATTGACCGCCAGGACATGCAAGGGCTTTTTTCGCGCTGGGGGATCTTCTCAGCTAGAGCATTGCAAGTTCACATTCGCGCTGAAGAGCGTAGAAACCAAACCGAATCATTTATACCGGAGTCATAAGATGTCTAACACGCTTCAAGAGATCATAAAAGAGAGAACTGCACATGTTGAGGTTCTTAGAGGCATGGCAAAAGTTGCCAAATCTGAAGAAGAACGGAACGCTATCATCTGTGGTTATGTTCTCATTGAAACATCAATCAACAAAATGAAAGAGATGAGCGGCAACGGATATGTCTACGTTTAAAAAAATCATAAATACTATGAAAGATGCTGATTTAAAAGCCCGTCAGGAATGGGAAGAAGACAACACCTTGGTTGAGATAATTGATAATCGTTTGATCATTGAAGAAATCTTGTACACCCTGTATTCAGATCCGATTAAAGCCAAGTTCTTACTAGAACAGCATGTAGATCGTTGCTGGAAAGAACACAAATCATTATTGGAGCAAGAACAATGAGAACATTAGAAAGATTGGGCGCTTGGGTTATTGATGGTGGCTGGGCATGGATAGCAATCCTTTCTGTCAGCGTCATATCACTGAGATATGTCGCAATAAGTGAAGAAATGGTATCTATCAGCGGTAAATCTTTTGAGTGTACGGCCACTGACTCGGTGGGCATCAAGGCGCGTTGCACCCAGTACACAATGAAGCAACTTAATCTTAGTCTTGCCAATGGCCGGTAACATTGGGAAAGACCTACAGCGCCTCTGTGATTACTCAAAGAAAGTCATAGAGGCCAAGGGGTGGAGTTTTCACAAAAGCAGCTTTATTCAAGGCGTCAGAGAAGCTGAAAGGTTCCACAATGTAGAAAATCCCATAGGCTATAAAGAAGAAAAGAAAAACTAACAATTCGGGGATCGTCTAGCGGTAGGACTACGGAATTTGACTCCGTCAACTGAGGTTCGAATCCTTATCCCCGAACCAATTTGGAATAACTATGAAAGACGATGATTTTGATGGACCAAACATTTTAATACCGCAGTGTCCGGCCTGTGGCACGGCTGTGTTCTGGCATAACCACTTGTGGAATTGTGAATTTTGTAACTATCCACACACAGAAAAAAGTTATGAAACAAAAAATTGAAGAACAAGATCAGTCAACTGATTCTAAGCCTATCGGCTATTTGCTCTGGGAAGCTGGCAGTGGCTGGTGGGAGTTTGTAGAAAGAGAGCCGTTGGATTACTTCGATTATAAAGCAGTGTATGCAGAGCCTGTCGGAAATCCTAAAAAACCAATGGACGGCGACGAAATCCTTGAAGGTTTTCAAGCTACTGGGTTCAGCGGTGAAAGTTTCAGATTGAGATGCTTTAACGAAGGCGTCCGGTATGCAGAGAAGTATCACGGGATTGGAGGCGAGGATGTGCCAATAGCTGAGGAAGGCCATGACTAAGGAAAGAGAGTTACTGGCGCGTGCTGGGTTGATAATAGCCCAATACAGATGGAACGACCCAGAAGATCAGGGGCTGCAAAAATTAGCGCAACAAATTAATGCGTATTTTGAAGAGTCGGCGCAGGATGAAAAGCCCATTGCTTACTGGGATACTCAGAATGGCAAATTGATCCCGGCTGTGCCGCTTTCTTCTGAGCGCACTTGTTTTAAAGTTCCTCTTGTACCCCTGTATCTCCATCCCACCCCAAAAGCAACACAGGAGGAGGAACCGATTGGATATGTCGTAACGATTGACCCTTCTAAAAGTTATAGACAGGATTCTTGGGCGCCTTGGAAAGAAGTTGAGGGTATGAATGGCGGAAAGATAAGGGATGACATTNCCGATGGCTCTTTTGTTTATCTCCATCCCGCCCCACGCCAATTTGTTCGTCTGACTGATGATGAGATTAAGACGTTAGCAGATAGTGGACTGTCCCCAGATTGGACTGATGAATTTGAACTCTACCATTTTGCCCGTGCTATTGAAGATGCTTTAGTGGAGAAGAATAAATGAACGAAGCGCCGAAGAAGATTTATTGGAGTCCAGATGAACGGTTGGCGGATGAAAATAACGACAACAGCAATGAAATCCCCTACATCCGCGCCGATCTAGTGAATGAGTTAGTTGAGGCGTTGGAAGAACTTATGTATGCCAGAACCGATAAAGCAGAAAGCATGGCAGGAGCCGCACTTAAAAAACTGGAGGAGAGCCATGAGTGAAGAAATGTTTATAGGTGACTACGCACCTAAACAGATCTGGATTGACGAGCGCAGTGAGTGGTGGCCTACGCATAGTAGATCCGACACGACCCCCTACATCAGAGCAGACATTTTTAACGACTTGGTTAAAGCATTTGGGGAAGTATTGCGTA